CTTTAGACTCTTTAATTGAGTATCTAGAACACCCTCTCCACCTAATAATTTTGAAACACCATCAGTGAAACTTGTTACCAGATTACCTACACCGCCAACCGATTTCACAGCTTCGGCACCAGCGCCAGCAGTCATTGCTGCAGCATACCAAACCATTGCTCCAGCAACACTCTTTATTTTAGTTCCATCAATACTGTCTGAGGCCGCAGACATTTTCTTTAGACTCTCTAATTGAGTATCTAGAACGCCCTTTCCACCTAATAAGTTTGAAACACCATCAGTGAAACTTGTTATCATAGTGAAGACACCGGCCACCGACGACATAGCTGTAGCACCAGCGCCAGCAGTCATTGCTGCAGCATATGACACCATTGCATCGGCATTTTTCTTTACTTTAACGCCATCTATATCTACCTTGGAAAAATTGATTAATTGAGTTACTACGGGCACACCACCAAGCAATCTTCCCAAACCACCAATTGCGCCATCAGCAAGTGTGGATAACGAACCCATCATTGTACCAGCGCTGCCAGCAGTCATTGCAATACCATAAGCTACCATGGCTTCAGAGTTATCTTTTATGTTTTTTACATTGAGTTTTACTTCACTAAATTTCTTTAGTTTATCCATTAATTGTTCTTGGCCACTTTCTGCGCCAAACAGCCCACCAATGCCATCAGCAATATTACCAATTAAACCACCTATACCCGCAATAGCGCCACCAGTACCCATTGATGCAAGTCCAACGCCAAGATGGCCCATTCCTTTACCAACCTTGCCCAGATTTGCACCATTTATACCATCAAAACTTTTTAATCCCTCTGCAATGGTTGGCATCATTTTCGCAGTGAGAGCGGCTCCAACGCCCAAGGCAGTAATAAATCCAGCAATACCAGCACCAACAGCTGTCATAACGAAGGCAAATTGGGCAGCACCCCCTGCAGCGCCACCAATACCCTTTACAAATCCACCAATACCTTTACCAACTGAACTACCCATGCGTCCCAAAGCACCAGCTATACCAGTAAGCATTCCACCGGATTTTTTATCTTCTGAGGGCCCTGCGCCACCTCCGCCGCCTCCGCCTCCGCCTACCGCATCTGCAATTGTTTTTAAATAATTAAGCTGATTGGTTTTCCATTGCTCAGCATCTCTTTTATCTTCAGTAGCTCCCGCACCCTTTGGATCAGTTGCTTGAGTAAGATTATCAATTGCCTGATTTGTTTTCTTTATTTCTTCTACAACATCTTTAAAATCTGCCATTGGAATATCCTATTTTTTACCCTTGGGCAAGGATGTGCCTGGCTTACCAACATACAAACCAAAGAAGGCAGCTCCAGCACCTACAATAGTAGAAATGAATGCTGCTTGTGCGTTAGTTGGATCAGGTAATGCCATAAACCAAACTGTTGCTGAATAGAATGCATAGATGTATGCTAACATGATAAGTCTAGGAATCAGTCTAAACCTATCCAGATGCCCTGCTATTTTATTTGCCCAAGTGGGTTCGTCTTCTCCCGCACTAGGAACAAGGTCAACCTTTAGAAGTTCATATTCCTTGGTTGTTTCTGTTACTTTAACTGTATCTTCAGCCATTGATTTAACTCCGTCTATTTTCTCTTGATATTTTTTCTTCTTCTTCCTTCAAAAAATTCATTAACAACCCAATATATATTTCCCTCTCCCACGGCATCATATCTTCTAATTCAGTCAAACTATAATTGTGATGCTGCATCATTCCAAAATTAGTTTTATAATAATTCTCCAAAGTATCATGAGAAAGGGCTATCCGAAAAAACTTTGCAGACCCTCAATTAGAATTTCATTTTTCTTCTTTGTCTTTGGATTTTTAACTTCAACCACATGTTGTAATTTAGGCATAGTTTCGAAAAATGCACTCACCTTTTCAAAATTTTCAGTTGACATGCTATCAATAAATTCATCCAATTCCTTTTCTGAAATATCTACTTTATTATGAACTTCCTCTCCATCATGAACTTCATTAACACATCGTTTTATCATTTCAAAAATAGATTGAATTTGACCTTTATCGTCAAATCCTGACATATCAGATAAAGTTGGATATTTCATAACAATAGAAATATTATCTGTTAATTGAACAATATTAGTATGATCATTAGACATTTGTACATTAACATCTTTTAAATCAATCTCAACATCTACTCTTGTTTTTTCATCATCAGTACATAACAAATTAAGCTTTATTTTTTCGCCAACTGATTTTCCTCTCATTTGTAAAAAAACATACTCAACATCAAACATAGGCATTGTATAAGCGTTTAATTCCCCAAATGTACAATCAGTGATAATTTGAGCAAATGCATTTTCAATTTGTTTATCATCTTCTGATTCTTGAGCAATCATTAAAGCCTTTTGTTCTTTTACAAGAAAAGGTCTAAATTTTAGTTTCTTGCCCGTCGAAGGAAGATTCAATTCGTAAGTTATATTACTAAGTTTAGGTAGTGCCATAATTATTCATCCTTTATTATAATCTAGTTAATACTTTCGGTAGATTTGCCGCAATATTTCGCTCCACTGTATTTAATACAGTATCAAATATTTTGTCTGTCAGACTTGGTGGCTGTCTATTTGCATCTAAAGACTCCCAATATCTAAAAGAAAAGGTTACAGGAGTTTTTATAATTTCATTGTTTGCTGCTTGTCCCAAATCTGTTCCACCAATTGTTTTGGGAAATGCTTCTATAAGTTTGATACCATATCGTCTTTGATCTTGTCTATCTAATAGATATATTTCAACGGTACTTACATAATCATTATAATAACCAATATTCCAAGTTTGTTTATTAAATGCGAGTTCTTGCCATTCCTCAAAAAATACTCTTTCATCCAACCCAGAACTTGCCTGAAAGGTCATGGAAATATCTTCTGCATAAGTTACACCATCAACAACTTCTCTAGTTGGGCCGTATGGCATTCCATCGGTAGTAGTATTTAAATTTCTGCCAGGAAGAAGAACAGTTTCACATCTCAGAGAAACTTTTCTTGCGTCAGTAGGACTACCGCCAGGCCGAGTAATTAATACCTCAAATCGGTTTGGTATTGCATAACCATTGTCAGAATGAAATTCAGATAGAATATCATTTATAACACCAAATGCACCACCCTCTAAAAATTTTGCAAGGCCCGCCATTAAACCATACTCCTAGACTCTTTCCATACTGCTGATGCAGAAGCTTTCTTAAATCTTTGTACAGGTAGTAATGTTGCAATTGTCCATTCATCTGCATCAATTCTACGAAACTGAGATTTAGTTTGTCCTGCTAAATATTTATGTATAGTAGGACGAATTAATTTAATACTTTTTAATTTATTATAGTCCACTACCATTCTTGTTGTTGTTTCTTCAAACTTCTCTGAATTGGTATAGTCCACTAATCTATCAAGAAGCTTAACACGCAATGGTATGGGAAGATAGTGTAAATTGATACCAAGAAATCCATCCGAATAAGTCTCTAAGGGAAGTACCAGAGGAAACGTATCGTAATAAGGAAGCTTCTTCTTGTGTTTGGGATCATAAAAGAACATATTCAATTTACCATAAAATGGTTTAGTGTTTCTTTTACCGTCCCGAAGTAAATCCATAGCACCAGGCGCACCAAACTCTTTGATTTTGTCTCTATACCATTGAGTAGAGCGTGGTCGCCCTCTAGCCTCATCTTTAACTGCTTGTATGAACTTTGATACTGCCATGTGACTATTTATATGTAATATTAAGATGATCTTCTGTTAAAATCTTAAATTCCATATCATTATTACTGCACCATTCTACTGCATACTTCCATTTGGCCTCATTGACGCCCCATGTCTTGACTTCATTGAACCATCGTCTGGTTTTTCTTTTTGGTTCTGATGGAGGTGGAGAACATTGCTTTTTGGGTTTTACTTCTATAATGAATTTCTTAATTGATCCATCATGCAGTTTTACCTTGATATAAAAATCTGGAAAATATCTATGAATCCGTCCATCCCAAGGAGATAAATAGGGTATAATGATTTCTTCGCTACCCCATTCAATGACAGATTTGTTGGTATCACAGTATACCATAAACTTACGCTCCCATAGGGATCGGTAGATGATACTTTGAGGATCACCTCTGTATTTTTTGGGATTTTTTGATATATATCGACCTTTGTAAGACATGTGTTATAAATAATATATATAAGGATACACAAACATGGCAGGATTATTTAGTAGTGGGTTAACAAAAGTTGCTGGTAACTTTGCTGCAGCTGCCATTGGTAACATTGGAATGCCCAAAAAAATTCCTGCTTTTGCAGATGTAGAATTTGGTCTTGGTAGTAAGGGAAGAAATAAAACAAAAAATTTAGCTTATCCATTAAATGTAGAGAGTGACCCCAGCCAAGGCCACTATATTATATTTGAAATCATGGAGCAGGATAAGGCAAAGTTGAAAGCCAGAAAGGCCGCCGTCGATGCGGCTCAAGTTGCAGTAAAGGCTGCAAAAGAGATTGGCACGACAAGTGAGGATGCAACGGGTTTTTCGAACACCGGGCCGGGCGGCCAATCTGGCCAAAAGGAAAAGGCCTATCCCGCCAACAAAGGTAATAAACAAAGTGGGCCGAACTCTCTGACAGTGGCACAAGATGCAGTAACCGCAATGCCAACTTGCATAGCACTTTATATGCCTCCATCGGTTCAAGTTAGTTATGGCGCAAAATATGGAGAGACAGAAATTGGTGTTATGGCAGAAACAGTCAATGCTGGAATTCAAGCCTTTATGAATACAGGTGGTGGTTTGAAGAATCAGGCGAAGGCAGTTGGTGGTGAGGCGTGGGAAGGGTTAAAAGCTGGTGCCGCCGGCGCATTAAAAGCGACAGCCGACACGGCAGCAAAAGGTTCTTCAGCAGTATTTGCAATCAATACTGGAAGCATTATTACTCCAAGAATGGAATTGATGTTTGAAGGTATTACACGCCGAACTTTTTCTTTCAATTTTACGTTTCTACCAAAGAGTGAAGAAGAAGCAGAAATAGTTGAACAAATTGTTTTTCAATTTAAATATCATATGGCTTCAAATTATGGTGGCCTTGGGGGCGGTGCTGATGGTGTAAGAGCGATGGAGATACCTGATTTTTTCAATATAAGATATATGTTTGGTGGAGAGGATGGTGACTTAGGTCCGAAAAAAGAAAACATGCATTTAAATTTAATTAAACAATGTGTTCTTACAAGTACAGGCATAGAATATGGTGCTGATAGATATAAGTCATATGCGGGCGGTCGGCCGCAAACAACCAAACTGTCTTTAAGTTTTCAAGAACTGGAAATCATTACCAAAGATTACATCAAGCAGGGATATTAATCATGTATTTTGCAAATTTTCCTCTTATTCCATACGACTCTGTTGGTAATGGCAACTTTAAAGTTGTCACCAATTTACTAAAACGAGTTGCTGTTCGAACAGAAGTTAGAACGAATACTGCTCTCTATGATACTTATGATGTCAAAGAAGGTGAAACACCAGAAATTCTTGCTGATATGTTATATAAAGATGCAGAATATCACTGGGTTATTCTATTGGTTAATAATGTTACGGATAGATATCATCAGTGGCCAAAAAATACCAATCAATTTATTGCATACATCAATGACAAATACAGCAATGTTGACGCAACGCACCATTATGAAATATCACAAGTGTCTGGGGATACTACAATTAAGATTGATATCGGCACAGACAATACTGATTATCCTACTGCTTCTATTGTTACTAATTTTGAGTATGAAGAATCATTAGAGGATAAAAAGAGAAGTATTAGATTACTTGATCCATCCTATATTGGATCATTTGTTGCTGAATATGAGAAATTGATGGGAGAAAGTTTGCTGTAATGGCTGAAGGATTACAACACGCCGGACAATACGTTATAGAAGATTTGAGACTTGTTACCACAACGGGTTTAGAGGTTAATCTTATTAATTCAGTATTGGGAATAACTCTTTTTGAAGATATATCTTCTATGACGATAACTGGTACAATCGCAATAATGGATTCTGTAAATCTAGCATCTCATGGGCCTCTGCTGGGCCAAGAATATCTGCATCTTAAAATTAGAACTCCTTTTGTCAACAAAGATGAAAGTAACACTATAGACTTTTCTAAAAATGCATTTCTTGTTCACTCTATATCCAAACGTCAAAAACTTACTGGCGGTGTTCAAGGATTTGTATTGAGTTTTGTTAGTCAAGAATTGGTCAAAAATCAAAGATTAAAAGTTACACAAAGTTTAACAGATACTTGGTCTAACATTGTTAAAAAAATGTTGACAGACAAAAAATATTTAAACACGAAAAAGAAAATAGACTTAGAACCAACTACTGGTGTAAAAAAGTTTGTTGCTCCTAACGTAAGGCCTTTGGATATCATTGTTATGGGTATGAAACAGGCTGTATCTGTATACAAAGGAGAACCTACTTATCTATTTTATGAAACCCTGAAAGGATTTAATTTTAGGACTCTCGCAAGTCTTTATAATAATGCTGCATTAATGGAATATACTACAATGGAACCGGGCACTAATGTAAAAGATGGAGTAATTGATGTTTTTAAAGATTTACGAACAGTTATAAATTATGAAATAGTTGCTAATAACGATAGCCTTGTTTCTTATAGAACTGGTATGTTTGGGTCTAAATTAATAACTCATGATATTATCAGTAAAAGTTATACAACGAACACATATAATTATCATGACAATTGGGAAAATGAAGCTCATATAGTTTCTGGCGTCACTGAAGGAAAATCAGACCATCCTCTTGTGAGTCATGTAACCATTACTGAAGAAGGACTACGAGTATCAGATTTTCCAGCAAGAACATTCATGATGCCAACATCTACTACTGGTGGTGTTGACTCTCAACACACAACAGAAAATAATACAAATCCTTACATGGCATATGATCCTCATAAATGGTTGCAGAGAAGAAATTCTCAAATGATACAATTGGAAAATGCTCTTCAAGTAAATGTAACAGTTCATGGAAATACATTGATAAATGTTGGAGATAAAGTATTACTTAATTTACCATACAATGCAGTTCCAAAAGGCCCAAAAAATGAAAAATATGATAAATTTTACAAAGGCCCATTTCTAATTAAAAAAATAAGACATGATTTTTTCAATGGAGAAAATCCAAAACATCAAATGAGTATGCAACTGGTGAAAGATTCCTTAGAAGATAAATTAGACAGTACAGGCCCAATTGAACCATCAGCTGAAACGGCAGCTGCGATAGAAGAATACACATACAACTAAAAGGAGACAAACAATCAAAAAAAACTCTAGTACAATATCCAACAAATATCAGATGAAAAGGAAACTTAAAATGGCTAAGAACAAAAATAGAATCAAAAAAATGAATTTCCAAACTCAAGATCGTAAGTATGAACCACTTTCAGAAAACGATAAATACATCATAGAAGCCATAGGATATAGAAAACAAGAGTTGAGAGGGCGATCTAATGAAGACATTTCACGAACTACAGGAGGGGCTCTACGACCCCAATATATTTAAGGCGTTCTTTCTCGCCGGTGGACCTGGCAGTGGCAAGTCATATGTTGCTATGAAGTCCACCGGCGGTACTGGACTCAAGTCAGTCAATTCAGATGATGCATTTGAGCATCTGCTGACAAAGGCGGGTTTGTCTCTAAAGATGCCTCCAGAGGAAACAGAACCTAGAGATGTGGTGCGAGATAAAGCAAAAAAAATCACTACTTCAATTCAAAAGAACTATCTTGAGGGCCGTCTTGGACTTATCATAGATGGCACAGGTAGAGATGCAGAGAAAATATTAGGTCAAAAAGCAAAACTTGAAGAGCTTGGATATGACACATATATGATCTTCGTGAACACTTCTCTAGATGTAGCACTACAACGCAATGCAGAGCGTCCACGATCAGTTGCAGAACCAATTGTGGTCAAATCGTGGAAGGATGTACAATCGAACATAGGTAAGTTCAGTAACATATTCCGAGCCGGATTTATCGTGGTTGACAACAACAATGCTGGTGAGGATGTCTTTAAAGAGGTCTATAAGCGAGTAAAGGGTCTGCTTCGCAAGAAAGTTCAGAATACCCGTGCAAAAAACTGGATGGCATCTGAACTCGCCAAGAAGCAACGATAATGTATGGCCATAGATAATGATCTTATTATATCAAATTTACGAAAAGTATTTGACCCTGAAATTAGTATCAATGTATACGATCTAGGTCTAATATATGATATATCAATTGACCAAAAAGAGTTAGAAGTCACCATTACACACACTTTAACGAGTGCATTCTGTCCATATGCAGATGAAATCGTTAGCAGTATACAGACAGCTGGCTATGTACCAGAAGTTATAAGTGTTATAGTAGAAACTACTTTTGACCCCCCATTCACATTAGATAGCGTATCAGAAGAGACTAAGTTGATGATGGGGTGGTAAATATGTCACACTTTCAATAAATCGACATTTGGGCTACGATTTTCCTTGACAAATTCTGTTGAATATGCGACAATAAGGTATAGTCAGAAAAGGAAGACAGAATGTTAGTTTCTAAATGGGTAGAATCGAAGTTCACCAAAGGTATTTGGTCTAGTGAGAATTGTGTCGAAGGCACAGTTAAGATCATTGAGGGTGATCATTTCAGTATTTTTGACCCCAATGGGATGTCATTAGATGTTGGTGCGGCATTCCCTACGTTTGAGGATGCAGCCAAACGGTTAGAATCAATCTTTACATGGGAGTTTAAACTCCCATGATCCTCACCCTCAAGGGCCTCACCAATCACGGTAAAAACCGAATTCGGGAGCATGGGGATAAGTGGGAAGTCTTAGACTTGCCCACAGGTGTGTTAAATATGTCACACAAACCCCTATTCCCCCCCATCAAATCAGTCATGACGGGCGATGAACGCTGGCTGGATGATGTGAATTTTTCTTGGATTCCTGATAGATTTTAGTTGACAAACCCTGTTGAGTGTGGTACTATTAGGTATAGTCAGAAATAAGGGATTATTTGATGGTTAAACGGATTGAATTGGACAAGGGCGTTAACCTTGGATTCGAGGAAAAAGAGGGCCTCCTGATAGGTCGGCGGTGGGGATACGATATCCATTGCGAAAGGTCTGCTCGGGTAATGACCGTCAACGTGTATGACCGAAAGAAATTCAAGACTGTTAAAGCTCTATGGGAAGACGATGAGGTTCATCATCGGTATGTTGCGTATCTGGGTCTGTCTAAACGGAACGGTGCGTGGCATGTTGATCTGGTAGAGGTCGATTCACGGTATAAGGGTAAGAAACTTGCCAATAAGTTGTATCGGTTCGTACTGAAGACCCTTGGAATCACTCTGATGGCTGGTTCTTCGCAGTCTGTTGGTGGACGGTACATCTGGAATGCCCTCGCTAAAGACCGGAACATCACGGTATACGCCAAGAAGGGGGTATACTCCAAGGTTGTTGACTTTCCCAAAACGGGGAAACGGGAACTGAAAGGAAATCTTTTCAACCTGTATGATACCAATGCTGCGATATATGCGGTTGCTGCGTAAAGGAAAGAATTGTTATGAAAGCGGATAGAACATCTTGGTTATGTTTAATTGGAATTATAGCAATACTTAGTATTGCTGTATTTTTTGGTGGGTAATATGCAAGTATTCATGTTAGGTATGTGTTGGGGTGCAGCTGTTACATGTATCCTGATGTATGTGATTGTAATTTTCCTGTAAAAGTGTGACATATTTACATCTTGACAAAGCCTGTTCCATGTGGTACTATTAGGTATAGTGAGAAAAGAGAGAGATTGACATGGCATTTGCCCCCCTAAAGATTTATTTTGCGCCTCACGGTGATGGTTCGATTCTGGGTTGCTTCGATGAGAAGGAATATGGTAAGTATTTTGAATTCTCTGAGAATAATGAAGAATATTACACTGAGTATCCCCATAAGGTATGGGTGACGACTCCCTGGCACATGGATGGTGGTTGGAGGTTCGCTAAGGTCTTGAAGACCGTGGCCTACATTCTGACCAATGATGAGGACGGCAACGATATCGTTGAAAAGTGGTTCATCAAAAAACATCGGGAATATGCAAAATAGTTGTTGACAAATCCTGTTGAGTATGGTACTATTAGGTATAGTGAGAAGAGAGAGAAAGACGAAATTATGGCTTATATGAATGTTGAAAAGAAGAACAAACTTGCTCCTGGCATCAAGAAGGTGCTTGCTGAGTATGGTGTCAAGGGTACTCTTGCCAAGGATACGCATACTCTGAAGGTCAATCTGAAGTCTGGACCCATTGATTTTGGTACGAATGGTGTCAATGAATATCATATCGACAGCCATTTCACTGGTATTGCCAAGGAGTTTTTGTTGAAACTCAAGGATGCCATGATGGTCGGAAATCACAATAATACTGATCTCATGACCGACTATTTTGACGTTGGTTGGTACATCTCCATCAATGTTGGTAAGTGGGACAAGCCCTACGAGGTGACCGCTTAATGAACAAAAATAAATACACCCAGCGACAATGGGATAGAACGGTAGGTTACGGGAAAGTGCCCAAAGAGTATAATGTAGAGAAGAAAGATGAAGAAGATGAACAAGAAGACAAAAGCGTTGATGAAGACACTGACGACTGAGAATGTCGCAGTAATTCATGCTGCATTTGAAGATACGCCTCGGACAGTTGCGTTTGTTGAAGTAGACAAATTGATGAGTGACGGTGGGAAGTGTGAAACGGCATTTATGCTGACCAATTCAATTGATGATGCTTGGTATACGGGTGATAAGGTCAATTACATTGGGCCTGATAAAGCTTGTCGGAGCACATCGGTCGGTGATTTTGTGTTAGTCGGAAAGACTAAGTATGAATGCAAATCTGCTGGTTGGAGTAAAGTGTAATGATTAGATTTATTGTCGGGTTTTGTACAATAGTTGCCGCTGTCGGAACAGTAGAAGGTGGTGGTAATTTTGGAGCTGCTATACTACTTGCAACGGGTGGAAGTATGTTGATGGTATGGGGTGCCGAGGGCATGATTAAAAACGGAGATATAGCATAATGAAAAAACTTCTATTGGTAGGAGTATGCTTACTTGCATTGTCTGCCTGTCAAGCACACAACCAAAGAACTGGCGGCGCACTTGTTGGTGGTCTTACTGGTGGACTTCTGGGTAATACGATTGGTAAGGGTAGTGGAAGAACCGCTGCCATACTTGGTGGTACGATTCTTGGTACTTTAGTTGGTTTGGAATTGTCTAGTGGTACTCATGGTCATGGTCAGAGCCAACCACAACAAAGAACAGTAGTGACTGTTGGTCAGTGCAATCATATTTCAAATGACGGTGCTAGATCAT